TTCTCTTCATTAGTTGTTCTTACACCCCAGTATGCTTTAAAGAAAGCTTCTGACTGTGTTTGTTTCCAACCATACTCATGACCTGTTTTAGTTGTTGCTCTCCAGTCATTCTCCATTTCTTTATTGTACTGTAAGTATGCTTTAGTTGGTGGGAATAGTGTACCTAATGACATCATAGACCTCATTATTGCATCATCATTATAAGCTGCTGGATTATGTACCCATATCTCTAGTATCTCATCAGCTACTTCATATGTTCTTTTTAAGAAACCTATAGTAGCACCGGCATTGTTATAGTCAATATCTTCATTCATTACACCTATCATTAACTCAATAACAGTAGCATAAGGTCCTAAGAAATCAAAGTCTTTACCATACAAGTTAAACAAATCTCCAAACTTAGACATAGATGCCCTATCATCTGGAAACATTGTATCTCCTACAAGGTTACCTACTTGGTAAAATAGATTAAACTTCTCCATAAACCTAGCAGCTTCCCAAGCATACTTGTCATCAAACTGGTCTAGTATAGTACTAATGATACTACCTACAGCTGCTCCTAAAGCAGTTGCTCCAAAACCATACAGTGCACCAGTCCAAGCTAATGCTTCCATACGTTGATTAAAGTTAAATGGTGTAGAATTAGGATTAAGAGCAGTCTCTGTTATCTTTGCCATAAACGATTTAAACTGTGCTAATGTTCGTAGTGTTAAACTATTCTGCCAAGCTAAGTTAGTTGCCTTAGTCATACTTCCTGATAATCTATATGCATCCCACATAATCTGTGCTACATTTTCTTTTGACTCCCATCTCTTACCTGGGTTATTCTTTTTCCAAGTTTCTAGTGCTACTACTACTTGACCAAACCTTTGGAAAAGTTCACCAGCACCAAAACCTATATCAGTCATTCCTTTTACACCAGCTTTCATTATCTTACCTGGAGTAGCTCCTTCACCTAAATGAGGAGGTCTATTAATAATTAATCCTTGTGTATAGATATGTTCACCTACTAAAGATATAGAATAGTCTTTAATACCTTGTATAAGTATCTCTAATTGTTTAGGAGTATACTTCATTAAAGGTCCATTCTCAGCAAACTCTGTACCTTCAAAAGCTTTAACTACTTGCTCTTGGAAAAACATATCATTTAATCTAGTTATATCTTTACCATTCTTTTTATAGTCACTAGTCATCTTAGCATAGCGATGTACTAATGCTAACATTGTTGTAAAGTTAGACCAGAAGTCTGGTCCAAATGGTACACCTTCACTAACTGTAAGTAAGTTAGCCATAGGTGCTGCCCCTTGTAAAAAGAATTGTTTAGGAAAGTTAACTAATAACTGGAAGGTAGTTACTGTAGCTAATGGAAAACCTTGCATTGCTTCAGGATTCTTTTGTATCTCTCTAGCAGTTCTAGCAACACCTTTACCAAGTTTTCTATTCTCTGTAGCATTAGCTATATTGTCCATTAACTTACGTATCATATGTGCAGAATACTTAGTATCTACTGCCATAGATGAACGTTCTTTATTAGTAATGAGCCACCAATCAGCCTTAGCTTGTCTAGTTATCTCATCAAAGTCCATGTTCTTAGACCTCATACTACTAATCTCTAATGGAAACTCAGGTACTGGTATGTCTGTTGTTAATACACCTTCAGTAGTTTGTGGTAAATCAAAGTCAAACTTTTTACCTCTCATAGGCATATAAGTTTTAACCCATTCTTTCTTAAGTTGTAACAGTCCTATGTTAGAGTAAGCAACCTCAGCAACCCTAGCATTCTCTAATGCAGTACTTAATGGGTCAGATGTTACTTTATAATCTAACTGGTCATTCCTTAACCTAGTACTTTGTATAGAAGCTTGTTCTCTTATTCTAAAGTCAGCTACTTCATTAAGTTTTAATTCAGCTGCTCTATCTATAATATACATAGCACCTTTATCTTCTGTAGCTAAATGTTTTTTAGAGTATCTATAAGCATCTGCTGGTGAGTCTACCATAGCTATAGTTACACCAAACTCTCTTAGTATACTAAATACTTCAGCTCTTTCAGCTTTTTGTTTTTTAGTTAGTAAGCTACCTTCTAAATCTAATATCCTAGAGTTACCTAATTCTAAGAACTGGTCAGCATACTCTCTTTTTATAGTTCTACCATTAATTGTTTGTTGTAATGGTATACGTATAACAACAGTAGATGCTTTATGTTGTCTAGGTAAATGACCTGGTCTAGCAGGTATAACTTGATTAGGTAAAGGTTGAGGTCTTAATGTACCAAATACACCATACTGGTATATATCTCCATTACCATCTACATAGTTTCTTTTTAATCTATATACTTGAGCTATAGGCATACCATCTTCACCTACAGTATAGTGTGTACGTACACCTCTTTCTCCTGCATTAAATGATACAGGTCTATTATTTAAGTAGTCCCAAGCTACAGCATTTAGTTCTTGTCCACTTCTATCAAATATAGTATTATATGCATCTAACTCAGCTATATCAAACTCAGCTTTAATTGGCATAACTTCAGGTGGTGTTTCAACCATTCTAACTTCTTTACTACTCTTAGGTATTATAAATGATTTGTCATAACCTGTCTCTAGTAATTGGTTAACATATGTTACATTGTCTGCTGCTAGTAAAGCATTATCATATAATCTAAATGTATTAAGAGCTACTTGTAACTTATTCATAGATTCTACAGTAGGTGCAGTATCTAATGCCATTATAATATCTTTATGTGTTAACTGGTTTCTACCATACTTATCTGAGTACTCAAGTAGTATACCTAATTGATTCTGTTCTGTTACAGATAAATCTTTAACTAAAGATTGTATTAATATTCTTTTCTGTTGTTCAAAGAAACCTTGTTTAACTACTTCGTCTAAATATACTTTCTTTTCTAACTTAGGATTATGTCTACCATATACAAAGAATCTTTGCATACCACCAGTCTTAGATGCACTAGCCTCTGTATCAAATATAAACTTTTGTATTTTATCTGTTACTTTAGTAGTAGGAAATCTTTCACTAGGTACAGCACCCATAACATTATTGTTATACTCATACATAGGTACATCAGGTGTCCATCTAATATAGTATGAGTTAGTATTTAAGAAACTTTCTGGAGTAGCTTGTAAGAATGTATCTTTAGTAAACTCTCTAAGTACATTGTTATCTGCAGTTACTTCTTGTATTAGTAACTCTCTAGGTTTCATTGATGTTCCTTCACCAGCAAAGTTAGCTAAGATAGATTTCTCTGCTTGTAAGTAAGCTGTCATAATCTCTGACTTATTATAAAACTCTGTAGGACTCTTTACAAATACTACTGACTGTAACATACCATTAGGTGTTCTTACATAAGATGTAATTATCTGACTGTTAGATACAATCATAGGTACTTCAGGTACAATACCATTTATTGTTAAGGCAGTTCTCTCTGCAAGGTCAGCTACAGCTTGACTATCTGCTAAGTTAGGATTATCTATTAATAGTGTTCTTGTTCTATTATTAGTTGCTTCCATAGCTGCTGCTGTTGATACATCAGTTCTCCAACCCATCTGTGTATTTCTAATTATATTAGAGTTAGGGTCAGTAAGGTACATAGCTAATTGATTAGACGTAATACCTGCTGCTTCAGCAACCTGTCCAGTCTTATCTTCAATCATAGCTTTAGTTAATGTACCAGCAGTTCTAGGATTAGATTTATGTACTGTTACAACAGGAGAGTTTACTTTAACTTTATTTTCTTTTGAAGGGTTAATGTTCTTTTTTCTATGCTCTTCTGCTGCTTTTCTATTAGCTTCTCTTACTGCTTCCATTTGTTCTTTAGTAGCTCTAACGTGTACATCACGCATACCACCTTCATCTACTGCTGATGATGTAGTTTCTAAATCTTTAGAACCTCTGTTTCTTAATAAGATAAAAGGTAGTAAGTTAATACCTATTTCTAAAGGTATAGCAGTCTTAGCAGGGTCTTCTGGAGTAGTATATTCAGATATCTTTTCTATAACATAACCTACACCTTTGTTAAATACAAGTCCAGGGATAGAGTTCTGTAGTGCTTCAGGACTATAACCTAACTCAGTTAATGCATCAGTAACACTAATTTCCCATCTATTTAGTGTTGTATCTGCAGAGTATACTTCATTTTGTATGTCAGTCCATCTTTTATCTTGAGGATATTGTTTTGCTAATTCTTTAGCTAATGTTTCAGAACCTACTAACTTAGCTAAAGATTCTTGAACACCTAGTTTTTGTGATATAATATCTAATGTATTAGCTACCCAGGGAATAGTCTTACCTATAATCATATCATAAAACCAGAACATTGATGATGTAATAGGTTCAGTAGCATCACTACCATATACTTTTTCTTGGTTAAGTATACTAATACCTACTTCAGCTGATTCTTCTTCAGTAGCTACTCTAGAACTTTTACCAGCTCGTACACTTTCCATAAAGTCTTCAGCCTGTTGACTAAACTTAAGTTCTTCTACTTGTTCAGTTACTAACTCTACAGAAGCATTATCAGTATCTAAATTATTCTCAAATAAGAATGAATCAGATAGTTCTTTAATAGCTTTATCTTTAATATCTGTAGATATAGTTGAAGTCAGTAAATAATCATTTAATGTTTTTACTTTTTCTTCTTTAGATAGTAAAGCATCTGATGCTAAGTTTTCTACTAATAAGTTAACACCTTGTTCTTGTTCTGCTACCCACTGTATCTTAGCTTGTTCAACAAGTAAAGATTTACCCTGTTCTCTTTGTTCTTCCTTTATATAGTTATAAAGTTCAATAGGGTCATCTATTTCTGTATTAGGTAATACAGATGTATAGAAAGCATCATCATTTGATTGAGGTGACTCTGTTAAAGGTGGAGTCCAATCAACTGCAGGTATTTGATTAGACATTAAGTTGTTGCCTTATTAAAGATATTTGCAATACCATCAGCTTGATTAAATAAGTTACCCCCTAGTGTAGCTATATTTTGCCACTGAGTACCTTTACTTCCAGCAGTATTAGCTTGAGAACCAAAGTTAGCTGCAGAGGTATTTAATGCACTAACTGTATTACCATAACCTTCAGCTACATTAATGTTACCAATGTTATTAGCAGTAGATGTAGCTAAAGAACCTATAGCACCAATGTAACTTGATGTACCAGCAGCTCCTAGTGTACCACCCATAGAACCACCAATCTGTCCTTGAGATACTCTAGCTTGTCTTAAAGCAGCCATTCTTTGTCTTTTATATTGTAATTGATTGTATCTATTACGAACAGCATCTGATTTATTCTTTTCTATTATTTGGTTTCTAGAAGCCTCTGCTGCTTGACTAGCATACTTTTGTGATTGTATATTTCCTTGTGCCTGCATTGCTACTCCACCAACAGAAGTAAGAGTACTAACTCCAGACATTACATTACCAAAAGTTAATCCACTAGCTAAGGAACTAAAACCAAAACCAGAAGTTGCTGCTGGTGCAGCTAATGTAGTCATCATTGATGTTGAGCCTGTATATGCTGCCCCTGCCGCTGCCGTGCTAGCCCCTGCCATTGCTCCTGCTGCATAGTAACCCCCTGCTGCAACTGCTACATAAGGTGCAACTTTTACAGCTGTTCTTGTTATTTTCTTTACTACTTTACCCATACTATATCTCCAATTTAACTAAGTAATTTAAAACTCCATCATCTGTAAGTAATATACCATTTGGTACAGGTTCATATCCAAATAACATATTAAATTTCCTTTCTTTCTTTGTTTCACATATGCCTAGTACAGACTTAATACCCATCTCTTTCATCTGTTTCTTAGCATCTTCAAACACTTTCTTATACTTTCTAAATGAACTTAATGTCCATTCATCTGCTTCTGGTAATTCTACATGAGTAGTATATGAACCTAACTCCTCATTCCAATCTATACCATAAAAGCCATTGCCTTCTTGATATAACATTATCATATTATACTGTTGATAGTTGCGTTACTGGATGTCCCCATCCTAGCAACTTCATGTCCTTTCCTGGTTCTGATTTAATATATAAACTTAAACATTTACCTGAACCTCTAAGTTTATTTTTAGTTACTACTACAGACTCTCCATTATCAAATGAGTCTGTTACTCCTGTTGGAGTATAGTTTCTAAGTAGTCTATAAGCTTGAAACTCTTTACCCCACTTACCACTAGTAGCAGAGTCAGACCATCCCCAATGAGCTTGTACTTTACAAGAGGAAGGATTAGTATGTACTAAACTCCTATCTACTGTTTTAAATCCATCTTCTGTCTGTTGAAAGTAAAAGAATACATAAGGTATTTGTTTTGTTTTCATGATATCACCAAACAATTCATACCCTGTATACAAGTAACTTTCATAAGAAACTCCTACACTATCATATTCTTTCCAATCTACAAACTCTTTATCTTTATATTCAGACAAAGTAAACTTACCATTCTCTATTGTTAAGTAACTAAACTGCTCTCTTCTAAATTGTCTTGCTGGAGCTATTGACCTAACTGTAGTTCTACTTGATGCATATCCAGGTACTGGAACATAGTCTGCTACAAAAGGACCAAATGCTTGACCATTAACTCCAGGAAAAGTAGCAAAATCATTTTTATACCAAGCTTTAATAGTTAAATCATATATTAATTCTTTATCATATCTATTAGAATAGTAATCATTACTATATCCATTATTAGTATTATACAACCATCTTACTCTGTTTTCTTTCTCATCATATACACCTTTACATAAGTCTTTAGATACATCAGGTATAGCTAGGTATAGCTTTTGTATAGATGTTAGTGATATAGACTCTGATGCAAATCTACCTGATGCTGTATCAGGTTTAAGTAAGTATATACCAGCTTTAGACCAGTAGATAAAGTTACCATTAACATCTACAACTGAATCTCCATTAGTAATACCATTACTAGATATCTTACTTGCTTGGAAGGATGTTGCAATAAACCCTCCAGTATCTCCATAAATCTCCCACACGCCATTTTCTGCAAAAACTAATACTGAGGCTTGCGATGATACAATTCTAACAACCTTAGTGATGTCAGGTATCTGTATGGTACCTCCATCTGTATCTATTAAGTCATTAATACCTGGGTCTGTAGGGTCAGCTTCTTGGTAACATTTACCAAAGTCATCTTCTGATTTAATAACTTTACTAAAGAAAATATAACCTGAGTAGTTAGGTGACCTCTTATCTCCATCAACTACATTTGATTCAATACCTGAATAAAATAATCTTTGAGCATAAGAAGTAATAGTACTAAAGTTTCCTTCTTCTCTATCTGTAGGTAGTCCTGATTTAACATCAGACTTATTCATTCTACCTACACCACGTTCCCATGCATCAATAATAAAGCTACCCTTAGCTATTTGATAGTTAGAGAATGAGTTTTTATTTAGTACATCTGGGTCATACTCTTCATAGTTTTCATCTTGAGGATTAGATATTTTACCTAGTGTCCAGTTATCTGAGTTAGCAGGATATACACCAAGAACATCTTTAGTCTTTTGTATAGCATCGTCACCATCTTTAACAACAATATTCTTATTCCAACCTTGATTACGTAAGTTATATTTATGAGCATTACTTAAAGTTGTAGGTCTAGTATCAATAAATAAGTTATCTTCTACACCATAAGTATCTCTTATTTCTACTGGTATATCTTCTTTAGTAACTATTCCAGTAGTTTTATTATACTTAAACATAACAGGTATAGGTAACTCTTTAGATACAATAACACAGTTGTTATTAATAACAGCTGTTTCTATTTTCTCATTAACTAAAGTAGGTAACTCAATATAATTACCACTGTTCTTTAAGTTAGCAGAAGGGTTATCTGTATTAAGATTCAAAAACCAGAACCTACTTTTAATACGGACTACACCAAGTACAACATCATTATCTCCACCTGGACTTCTCCATAGGTGAAATGACTGTTTACTTCCTAATATATCAGTATCTTCATAACCAGTATTAACTATACCAAAGTCATTTTCATAGTCAAGACCTAACCTTCTAGTCCTTGAACCATCACGGTTAAGGACAAAGTTAGACTCATCTATTGATGCATTGTCAGGAAAAGTTAACTGATTAGCTTCAGTTATTAATCCCTTTACAAAAGACCTATAGGCTGCTTCCGCTTTCTGTGCCATTTATTTCCTCTTTTTGTTTTTTCTTAGCTTCTTTCTTTTCTGTTTTAGCTCTAGCTTTTTCAAACTCATTAACTTCAGGTTTAGGTACTGTCTTAGCTACATAACTAAGTACTGCTGTATTCATAAATACTAGTGATGTATATGAACCAGATAGCTCTTGTGGTACCTCACCACCATTACTCCACTGAAATATATAGTGTCCTGAGTTAGGTTTGTTTATTGCTTGTAAATCCATCTTACCGTTGGTCTCCCAACTTTTAACGACATTGGTCATGTCTTTCTCCTTATTTTATGTTACGTCTCTTCCTCTGAGTTTTCCTGCTTTTCTCATTCCACCCATACTTGTCATTGTTGGTCCAGCTCTAAATCTTTTATTAGATTTCTTTTTAGGTGTTTGTTTTGTTTGTTTTTTAGTTTCATACTTAGGTGCTTTATCTTTATAAGACTTAGATGCTCCACCTGGAACAGCATTAGGATTTTTCTTCTGTGCTGTGTAAGGAGATAACTTTTTATTCTTAGCATCATCTTTATAAGCTTGTTTTAATTTATAACCTTTTTTCTGTGTGTTAGAACTATGTGCATCTGAAACAGCATAAGGTTCTGGTGTACCAATTTGATTAGGTTTATAAAGCTTTTTACCTTTCATAAGACTAGCAGGACTACCACTAGTATTAGTAGGTTTAAACTTAGCTGAACCAGGAGCTCTAGTCTTTTGACCTTGTTTTTTTATTAACCGATTTGTAAGTCGTTTTCTAAGTGCATCTAAAATAAAATTAGCCATTACCTTTTTCTCCCTTTGGTTATTTTAAGTGTAGCCATTTTTTTAAATTTAGGTACTGCTTTTTTAGCCATACTTTTATTGTATGTGTTTGTTGCTTTCTTTTTCTTTTTGCCATATTGTTCCTTGTGTATAAATGAGCCAGTGTTGGCTGTTGTAAATGTCATTATCTTTTTCTTCCATAGTTAGGGTATCTAATACCATTAGTTACTTTCCATGCTTCTTGACTTAATCTTCTTCTTTGTGTTACAGAAGTCTGTTCTGCTTTTTGATTAGCTATTTGTTTCAATGTTAAGAAACAAGCAGACTTAGCTTCATTAAGTAAGTAAGTAAACATTTGTATAGGTAAGTCAGGTACAAAAGTATCATCTAATACAAATGGTACTGACCTTTTACCAAAACATTTGGTTTTACTATTCTTTAAAGTATCATCTAATTCTTTATTGTAAGAATCAAATACTATGTTCTCATCATCAAAAGATGTATAGTATGTTGGTCCTTTGTCTGTAAATACATTAATAGAGACTCCTGTATAGTCTTCTACTTTCTTTACGTTATCAGCAGTACTATCTCTTTGGTCTACTATTGCTGAGAAATCTTCTGGATATTTATATTCTATTTTTTGGTATATGTCTCTTGCATCAACCTTCATTTGGTTGTTATACTTAACCCATTTTAAATCAATTACATCTTCAGGTAATTTCATATGAGTAGGTTTAGATAGTGAAGCACTAGCATCCATCTTAAACATCTCATACAAGAAGGCATAGTCTTTACTATCAATAATGTTATAGTAACTAGATTTAATAATCTGAGCTACCTGTAGAGCTTCTACACTATCATTGATACTATTGACATCATCCGAATCCATATCAGATAGTATGTCTTGTGTCATTGCCAGTAAACTCATTTTAGCCATAATTTATTCCATTTAGTGAAGGCATAGCCCCCGAAGGGGCTTATACCAAAGTATTACTTGTCGTATTTATATTGTACGACAACTCTTGCTTTGCCAGCTGTTGCTGTGCCTGTAACGGCTACAGTAAGCTGAACGGGGTCTGCACCAACTGAACCACCAACGAGGGCTCCTTCTCCTACATTTACATCACCTTCGTTTTTGCCATCTGCAGCAGCGATTAAGCCGTCTGCATCTACAACAGTTCCGTCTTTCTTAGAAAGTCCGACGTTAAATGCTGTAGCACCAGTCCAAGTATCATCTACAAATAAAGTAGCATCAATGATTGATGCTTTTGCAGGGATAACCTGTGGTAGGTTGCTATCTAAAACTTCAGGTAGGTTATCAAAAGTGAAATCCCATTCTGCTGTTTTAGTAACACCCATTTTTGTTGACTCTTGACCACCGTGAGAATTATCAATTTCACGAGGACCATAGTGAGCTGCTACACCCCTTACTGGAGTAATTTCTAATGTCATAATGTTTCTCCTTAGTAAGTTGCTGAATCAGTTAAAATAACGCCTAGTGTATCAGCACGCTGAACACCAAACCCGAACCTAGAAGTAACCTGATATTTATCAGCTCTTTCTTCTTGGTCTCTCCAACCTTCTGTTTGCGGAGCACGTCTCCATGCATGCATAACAGGCTTACATGAATCATCTGCTACGCACATGAAGATGTTAGCCTTATCACCAATTTCAGCTGTATCATTAGCTAAGCTGTAAGCTGAACCATTGATAGCTTCTGTAGCTGTAAGTGATGGTAAGAAGTTAGAAGTGTAAATATCCCAACCCATAATGTTTCTTACGAAACGATGGTCTCTAGCAAAACCTTCGTTAAGAACACCCTGGAATTGCGGAGTATTATTAACTACAGATGTTTGTGAGATTAATGTGTTGAGTGTTGCTTCTACGATAGGGTCAACAATAGCAATACGACCACCTGCAGGTGCATTAGCTTTGTCAAACGCTAGTTTCATAGATACAAAGTCAGCTAGAACAATGTTTCTTGTTGTTGCTGAATCACCACCAGCAATCCATCTATGTGGTCTATTGTTAACTAGGTTAAGGTCTGCTGCTGTTTGACCAGCATTAGCTGTACCTAAGAAACGTGTTTCATGGTTTTCACCAAGAGAACGTGTAGACTCCATAGCTCTCATAGCCATAAGTGTATCTACTTGTGAACCATCTTCACGTAGGTCATCTGTTACTTTCCATGCATCACCGATATAGTCAGTAATACCTAGAGTAATAGTACCTGTGTCAATGTTCGTAAAGTTTAATGGTGTATCTTCAGCTGCATCTTGAAGTGTTACAGTACCAACTGTTTTAATGTTTAGTGTTGTACCTGAACCGAAGTCTGTTACATCACGATACATTCCTTCTGGAAGAAGGTAGTCGTGTAAGTTATCAAGAATAAACTGAGAATACTGTTGCGATTCAATGAACGCAGTTGTATTTTCTGTTAAATGTGCCATTCTTTAAGTCTCCTTAAGACTGATTAATTTTAGCCTTAGCATTTCCCCATGCTGCTAGTAAGTCCTTAGTAGAACCACCAGCTACTTTAGCAGAGATATCTGCTGGTTTAGCATGTTGTGCTAAAGCTTGAGTATTAATATCACCACTAGAACTAGCTACTGGTGTTACTGCAGATAATCCTGCAGCTTTTAATACTACTGTTGGGCTAGCTGCTGCTAGCTCGTTAAGTTGTTTAACGGATAAGTTAAGTTCTTTTGCTACAGAGTTGTAAGTATCTTCAGCTTTATCACCATACTGTTCAGTAAACTTTGCAGCTACTGAATTAGCATTAGATTCTGCTTTAGCCTTTGCTTCTCTTGTTGCAATAGTTTGATTAACTAAATCCATCACATTATCTTGATTAAGTTCTCCTGCTTGCACGGTCTGTGCTTGAGGTTGAACTCCAGACTTTAATTCATCTATAAGTTCCTGAGTAGTTTGACGCTTAGTTAGTTCTTCTCGTACAGTAGCAAGTTCAGACTCAAGAGTCTCAATATGTTTCTGTGCATGAGGAACAGACTTTAATGCATCCTCTGGGCTCTGGTACTTTTTACCCTCTCCAATTACGTCTTGAGCTTCGGTCGGAATCTCAAATGCTTTTGGTTGAGTATCTGTTTGTACAGTCTCCTGGGTAGGTTCTTGTACAGGTGTTTCAGTTGTTTCTGTTTTTACTTCATCATTCATGTTACTTTCTCCTTTGGTCAAGGTAATAAATTATATAGTTTTGTTAAAGCTTTTTGAACACCTCTCTGATAAGCTTGATATTCATTGTAAGCAGGAAGTTTAAAGTTCTCTTCATCCATACACTTTCTATTTGATATCTCTACCTGTTCAGTTAAATACTCTCTTAACTCTTCAAAAACTTGTTTCTTTGTTAAGGCATTAGCCTTTTCACTTTTTAAGTCCATACTATAATTATACCATATTTTTAAGTAAAAGTCAAGCTTTTACTGTTACATTACAGGTGGTTCTTCACCTTGAGGAGGTTGCTCCATCTGTTGCATCTCCTGGTCAAGCATGTTTTCTTCCATAGAAGGACCTGCTTGTTGTGCCTGTAAATCCTGTTGTATCTGCATTTTTATCTTCTCTTGTTCAGCAGCTTCAAATAATGCAGCATTATCTTGCATAAATCCATACTGGTCAAAGCCCATATACTCTTCTATCATCTTAGCTACTAACTTAGGTGATACATGTGGACTAATCATTTGTCCTATTGGACTGTTAAATACACCTAACATATTCTGTAAGAGCTGTGCTCTAGCAGCATAATGTCTAGCACCAATAGGTCTAATCTTACCTCTAGATGTTAAGTCTTCTTTAGTTACAGATAAGAAGTCTTGTACACCAAAGTCATCATCATATACTTTTGCTAGTTCAGGTAACTCTAGGTTACGTTTAGCTGTCTCTAACATAGTATTTAAGATAGGTTCTAACATCTCTACCTCAAACTGATTAACTTTATTCTGGAAGATTCTACCAGCTGCATTTTGTAATGATTGTACTTCAAATGCAGTCTTCTCTCCAGGTGTTCTAATACCCATAGCTTCTTTAGGAGCTCCAGCCATTTGTTCCATTGTATTCATTAAACCTTGTAGTTCATTGTTTACTTGGAATGCTGCAGGGTTAGGTGGTAACATATCTATAGCACCATCTTCTTGTAAGTGTATAGTTGTTTCAGGTCCCCATTCAAATGGGTCTACCTCACCTTTAATAACCATAGGTGGATGGATAGTTAAATCCATAGCATCAGCTTTAGCATTCTCTAGATGGTCTAGTCTGTATTGCATACCTACTAGGTTATCTAAAGGTCCCATACCATATAAGTTATCTGGTCTCTTTCTCCATGCTACATGAGCTTTAGTATCTTGTCCTATGTAACTAGGGTTCTCTATATTACGTAGTACATAGTTTCTATCAATGATAGTAATAATTCTATTCTTATGTAATACATCATCATCTTTATCGTAGAAGTCTCCTTCAAACTCTAGAATCTCTACCATACCTGACTGATAGTATTCTTGTAGTGTACCAAAACCATCAGCAATAAATGCTCCAGCTTTGTTTACATCTTCTACTCTAAACATAGAGATACTATTTCTAATTTCTAATGCTTTGTTAAATGCTGTTTTGTTATACTGTAAGTCTGGTCTTTCATCTAAATCTCTTTGTAACTCACCAACAGATTTAACATATCTAGTAAACTTAGGTGACTTAGCAAAAGAACTAGCTACAGGATTAAATACAATATCAAATGGTGATATACGTTTTAGTTTAGGTCCATTGTATGTAGTAATAACTTCTTCTGTTACTGGGTCTATATGCTGTTCATTAACATATGTTACTGAACCAAATGCATTACCATAGTCAATGTAATCATATAACAGTAAACTTACTTCTTCTCTAAACTGTGATTCTTTTAGTTTAGTTTTCATGTAAGCTTCAATAGCTTTACGTTTATTAATGGTAGAGTCTTCTCTAGAAGCTCCTTCCCACTTCATCCAGTTATCATTAGGAAATAAA